ACCAAACGGGACGCAGCGCAAAGCAAAGCAAATTATTAAAGCAAACCGAAAGGAGTCTTTAACATGGAACTCAGCTTTAGAACAATTCAAAAGGGAGACGATCTCGAAACCGTCCTTCGCGTAAAGTCGGAGACCGGAACAGACTTTACCGGCCATACCACCGTCGAGACAACTTCATCCATTATCGTAACGACGGATACCTTCAATGTCGTAAAGAAGACGGATAGTAAGGTAGACTCAGCCGGGATCTTCTACGATTGGTATATCGTAAAGGACCACTACCGGTCAGAAAGCCGCTTCACGCTGGACCGCGAAGAGGAACTAAAGAAGCAGCGAAGCGATATCGACTATGTAGCACTGATGGCAGATATTGACCTGGAGGAGGCGTAAAATGGAACACTCGAAAAACTTTGAGAAGATTAAAAACTACTACGACGAGGGGCTGTGGAATAAGCACCGCGTATTTATGATGGTGGGAAAACCCCTGGGGATCACGGCCGCGGAGTATGAAGAGATTACGGGAGAACCCTACGAGGGATAAGATATGGCGAGAAAGTCAAAGTACGACACCCTGATAAAACCGAAGCTTGATATTATTGAGGGCTGGGCCAGGAACGGTCTAACCCTTGATGATATCGCGCACAATTTAGGGGTAGGAAAGACGACTTTTTTCAAGTATATCAAGACAAAACAAGAACTAAAGATAGCCCTGGATAACGGAAAAGAGGTAGCGGATATCCGCGTAGAGAACGCCCTTTACAGAAAAGCCGTTGGGTACTTCTCCAAAGAACAAAAGGTAGTCACACTACGACAACCAGACGGATCGCAAGAGACAGAAGTCGTGGAGTACGACAAGTGGAACGAACCGGACACGACAGCCATGATCTTCTGGCTGAAAAACCGAAAGCCTGGCGCATGGCGCGACAAGGTCGAGATACAAGAGGTTTCAGAAGATATCCCGACCTTGTTAATCGAGGAGGTAAACGATGATAGCCTGGAAGCCGCAACCGAGGCAGTCAGCATTTCAGAAACGGACTGAGTACGAAGCGCTATATGGCGGGGCTGCCGGAGGCGGGAAAACCGACGCTCTCTTGACAGAGGCTCTTCGTCAGATCCACATACCGAACTACAAAGCGATCATCTTCAGAAAAACCTTTCCGCAAGCGAGAGAGCTGATATCAAGGTCGAACATTTTATACAAGATTGCATCACCGAACGCAAGGTACAACGGTTCAGAGCATTGTTGGACATTTCCATCCGGCGCGAGAATATACTTCGGGTCCATGCAGCACGACAAGGACAAGCACAATTATCAGGGACAAGCCTACGACTTCATAGGATTCGACGAGCTGGAACACTTCACATGGGAAGAATACTCCTACATGATGTCAAGAAACCGACCATCGGGACCGGGGACAAGAATCTACATGAGAGCCACGGCAAACCCCGGGGGAGTCGGGCACGCATGGATCAAAGACAGATTCATCACCGCAGCGCCGCCGGGGACAACGATCAATCAGGAGACCGAGATCGAAACGCCAAACGGTGAAAAGATAAAAATACAAAAATCAAGAGTATTCATACCGGCGACGATCTTCGACAACAAGGCCTTGATGGACAACGACCCGAACTATATCGCATCACTCGCGATGCTCCCGGAACAAGACAGGGCCGCTCTGCTATATGGAAATTGGGATTCATTCTCAGGACAGGTATTTACGGAGTGGAGAAACATACCGGATCACTACGACGACCACAGGTGGACGCACGTCATCAACCCATTTCCGATACCAAAGCACTGGAAGATCTGGCGAGGCTACGACTTCGGTTATGCAAAGCCATTTTCCGTAGGCTGGTATGCCGCAGACACAAACGGGAAAATCTATCGCATCAAAGAATACTACGGATGCACAGGAGTGCCGAACGTCGGTTTGAAAATGAATCCGGTCGAACAGGCGAGAAACATAAAAGAGATCGAAGAAAGCGATCCGAACCTGCGAGGGCGAACGATTATAGGCATAGCGGATCCGGCAATATGGAACGCATCCACCGGTGAATCCATCGCAGAAATGATGGAAAAATCACCAAACTTCATTTCGTTCTCGCCGGGAGACCACGCAAGAATCGACGGGAAGATGCAATTCCACTATAGACTGGCGTTTGACGAAGAAGGTGATCCGATGCTCCAGGTATTCAATACCTGCAAACACTTCATCCGAACAATCCCGTCACTGATTTATGACGAAAGCAACGTCGAGGATATCGACACGGACACAGAAGATCACATATACGACGAATGCAGATACGTCCTCATGGACTCACCGATATCGCCAAGGCAAAACATAGCCAAGAGAATCAGCGGAGACGATCCGCTTGATCTACATAAACGAGAAAGAGACAACGCCGTATTCTACAGAATCTAGGAGGAAACCATGGCAAAGAGAAAAGCAAAGCTAAAAGAGATGGAAGAAGTCGTCGAGGCAGCGGCACAATTCGCGCCAAGGCTGACAAAAGAAGATCTCTTCAAGGCAAAGGAACGCCTGAGAAAATACAAAGACTACAAAAAGCCGATAGAAGAACGGATTCGAGCCAATGAGGAATGGTGGCGCCTCCGTCATTGGGCGATAACGCGCTCGGATAAAGAGCGGGAGGAAGCCGGGATGGCAGAACCGGTATCCGCGTGGCTTCACAATTCAATCAACAACAAGCACGCAGATATTATGGATAACTACCCGGAACCTATGGTATTACCGAGGGAAGAATCGGACGATCCCGCCGCAAAGACGCTGACTTCCATCTTACCGGTGGTATTGGAATACAACAAGTACGAGCAGGTATATTCTGACGCCGGATGGTACAAATTAAAGCAGGGATGCGCAGCGAAGATTATCGCATGGAACCCGAAGAAAAACAACGGCGTGGGCGATATCGACATCCGAAGAGTCGACCTTTTGAATCTCTTTTGGGAACCCGGTATATCTGACATCCAGGAATCTAGAGACATTTTCCACGTCCAGCTCGTAAACAATGACATTCTGAAAGAATCATACCCGGATGCGATGAAAGAAGAAACGAGCGACCTGGGAAACAAAGAGATCGACCTGACAAAATATGTGGCGCTTGACAGTATGGACACCACAGAAAAGACGGCCGTGATCGACTGGTACTACAAGAAGTTCAACGGAACGAGGGAAGTGCTCCACTACTGCAAGTTTGTCGGAAGCACAATCCTCTACGCATCCGAAAACGACGAAAACTACACCGAAAGAGGATTCTACGATCACGGAAAGTACCCGTTCGTCTTTGACAGACTCTTCGTCGAGGAAGGATCCCCGGCTGGATTCGGCTACATCGACATCATGAAAGACCCTCAGATGTACATTGACAAGATGCAGCAGACGATCCTGGAGACATCCGTCAAGGCGGGAAAACAAAGGTATTTCGCCAAAGATAGTGCAGGAATAAACGAAGAAGAGTTCAGCGACTACACAAAAGAGCTCATCCACGTTTCCGGAAACCTCGACGGCATCAAAGAATTTGGACAAGTCCAGGTATCCGGCGCCGTACAGAATATTCTTTCCTTCAAAATCGACGAGCTGAAGGAAACTTCCGGTAACCGTGACTTCTCGCAGGGATCCACTTCCTCCGGTGTAACCGCGGCCACAGCTATAGCAGCCCTCCAGGAAGCAGGATCCAAGTTATCAAGGGATATGATCCGGGGGACTTATAGAGCTTTCCAGGAAGAGTGCGAGTTTGTTATCGAGCTGATCAGACAGTTCTACGACGAGCCGCGAAAGTTTAGAATCTTAGGAAGACGCGGCGAGCAGGAGTTTACCGAGTTTTCAAACCGCGATATCAAGCCTCAGGAACAAGGTGTAGAGTTTGGTATTAACTTAGGCGAACGGATACCGGTATTCGATGTGACAGTATCGGCAGCGAAGAAATCCACATATTCTCGTATGTCACAAAACGAGCTCGCCCTGCAGTTCTATGACAAGGGCTTCTTTGCTCCGGGAAATGCCGACGCATCTATCGCATGCCTTGACATGATGGAGTTTGAGGGAAAAGAAAAGATTATCCAGAAAATCGAAAACAACGGGACCATGATGCAACAGATCCAGATGTTACAGATGCAGTTAGCGCAGCTCCAGGCAGCGGTCGGCATCCAACCGCAGATTCAAGGAGTGAATCCTGGCGACATGAGAAACCGACGCGGATCCGTAAACATGACACAAGACAACCTCGGAGGGGCGAGAGCTAGATCCGAGCGCTTAGAAGGAGCGAAGTCGCAGGCGAAAGGGATGGCAGAGGTATGATTGAGATCAAGATACAGAAAAAACAGGGCGCTTACGACATCCGCATAAAAGGCCACGCAGGGTATGAAGAAAAGGGAAAAGACATCATGTGCGCATCCGCTTCTACTCTTCTATACACCCTGTCGGAGAACATAAAAGGAAACCCATGCGTCATTGACTATGCCGAGGAGTTTAAAAGTGGCAATTCAAGGATTTTCTTCACCTTCTCCGGGACGAGGGAGATACCGTCCATCACAACAACCATCGAGCGTGGATTTGTCATGCTCGCAAGAGAATATCCTGAGTATTTTTCAGTCGACTTCGAAAGATAAAAAGTTATCGGAAATTAGGGGAGACTTTTCAAAAATACTCTGATATTGTATATACAGACGCGCGGGAAAGACCGCAGAAGACAACCTGAAAAAGGGCGACGCCGGGGAGAGACCTGAGACTAGACGCGCGGGAGAGACCGCAGGAGGTATCTATGACAGATACAAAACTTAACCTCCAGCTTTTCGCAGAGGGCGGAGACGCAGGAGACGCCGCAGAAGCGGCACCGGAGACAGCAGAGGCAGAAGCAGAGCAGAGCATTGACCGGGCGACAAAATGGAAAGAAATGATCAACGGTGAGTACCGGGACGAGTACAAAAAAAGTATCGAGTCACAACTTGACAGACGCTTCAAAGAGCAGGAGTCCATGAGGGCGAAGCTTGAATCGCAGGGAAAACTTTCTTCTTTCCTGGCACAGCGCTACG